ATCTGGTAGAAATATTCAGATAGATGATGATGATGAGCCTATGTATTTTATGACGCATTCATGGCGTGATACGTATGAATCCACAAAGGATTGGACCCAACAGATGTTGGCAAATATGTTGGGGCTGTTCAATGGATATGTAGCGTTGGCGGCTATTAAGACATCTGGTAGAATGGGATCGGGATCTTCAAGACATGAGAAGATAGTGGAGTTGGTTGTGATGATATCATTACTTTTTGGTGTTTTTGCTGTCGATCGTATTTTCTTCTTTTTGCCTGTTCTGTTGGGTATATATCTGTATATTATACATTCAGTATATGTTTCCAATATGATAAGGGAAATAGCGATCTCAGAGGTTAAGAAGAAGATGTTTGATAATTCAAATCGTATTGCCTTCTTGTGTGATAAGACTAAATCAGTGAATGAGTTCACTAGTACTTATTGGCGCGAGAATTCTGAGTGGTTGACGGAGTTGACGAAAAAGATTGTAGGTGCAACCCTTTTGGGAGGGTTAGTAGGATATACTGCCTACAAAATTTTTGCTGCTAAACCACATAAGGAAAAAAGGAAATCTTATCCTACTGTTGTTGATGGAGATGGTGATACAGATGAAGAAGGATGTCCTTTATACGATGAGAAAGTTAGAAAGCATCGTGAGAATTGCTGTTTTACTGATTGTCCTCATAAGGATGATGAGGTTAAGTGTGTGCAAGAACCAGTGGTGGTTCCTGAACCACCAGTGTGTGTAACTGGTTGTCCCTACCATGGGGATAGAGTAAGCAATGCACACTTGGAGGCCATACCTCAAAGACCAATGTTCGATGCGACTTATACGTATGATGCAGAGAGCAAGCGAGCAGTTTTTGCTGAAGCTAGTACATTTACGATAGGTGGCCAATATAAGGATATGATTAATGAATACGAGAAGGCTATGGAGTGTGGATACTCCATGCGTAAAATTCCTGTTAAGCATGATCCTGGCCATTATAATGTCAAATTTGAGTATGCTGAAGCATCGGTTCATAAGGGAACGTGTGAGAGTTTGGCTCGAGCTGTTGGTACGAATCAGCGTATAGTTTTTGTTAATGATAAATATACGACATTCGTATTAGGTATTGTGGGTGAAATTTTCATGATTAACGAGCATGTTCTCGATATGGATGCAGAGGAAACCTTGATACGTATTTGCACATCTGGAGATAATCAGAT